TTCTTCCCTGTCTTCAGTAGTAAAAGTAGTCATTTTTTCTCCTCTTTTGACCGCAACATTCTGTTTTCATTAAGCAAATCATTTACCATCTTTAAATGTTCTTTGTGGCGGCTTTCCATTACTTTCACCAGTTGTTCCAATTTAAATTGCCAGCTTTGCATATCATCAATTAACTTTTTAGAGTGATACCAAACATAATCTTCTGTAATGCCTTCAACCGTAATATTATCTTTAGAAATAAATTCTTTAGTCTTTTTGGTCATTTAGTTCCTTTCCCAGCAAACCTGCGCTCGCTAATTTTCTTTAAACAATTTGCACATTTAAAACGTCTAATATTTTTATTGGCCGTCTGCACCATCTTGCCAGTCTCTTCTGGTTGGAATGAAGTACAAGAAGAACAATACTTAAGCTTCACTCTTGCGCCTCCGTTTTATAGGCGGCAACCCAGCTGGTTTAGAATCTCTGGCTTCTACCATGGCATCGGCCAAGTACCAAATATTAGATGGCTCAATTTCTTCCGATGGCAGCCTGGACAGCAGGCCGTTTAAAATAAGCATGGCAAAGCAATCCCGAAGATCTTGTTCATTCATTAGTGCACCTGCCTGACAATATTCTTTAAACGGCTCTTAGCATGGCGAAAAGACTTAGTAAAGGCGTATACGGCCTTTTCCTCCTCCATGCCCATCTCTACAGCAATAGTTGATAACACCATCGACACGGCCGATAAGATGGTATTTGTCTCTATATCTGCTTTTGGCGCCAACAGATGAAATATCTCTAATGCTATTTGACGGGATGGATCTTTTTCAATATTCATGCTGGCTCCTTAATTGCATAGTTTTTCTTAATAAATCCGTTTTCTTTGGCCCCTACTACGGCAGCGTTTACCCATATATTTTTACCTGATTGAAGTTTACGGATATGACCTCTTCTCAAGTGCTGCCTTAAACTACGATGGGTTCCACCTTGCCATTCACCAGATCCTTTTGATTCGCCTGGTACATCAATCCACAGGGTTCTGGTTTCATACATAGGAACTTTTCCATCTCTGATGCGTCTTTGATTCACAGCTGGATTGATGGTTTCCATTATTTCATGCTTAACATTTGAACAAGATAAGGCTTCACAAAACTCTAGTAACGCATTAACTTCATTACCTGTATCAAAAATAGCATCTTTAAAATCAGAATCAATACTATCAATTAAATTTGGGCATAGCTTAATTGGGAAACCGCTTACTTCTAAAAATTCTTTTCCCCCTTCAGTCAAATCCATAACTTTTTGATCAAAAATAGGAGTTTTTTTATAATACGTATCCCATTCGGATGGCAAAGACCAACCAAAAATATCTGGAAACCATATTTTTTCTTCTTCATAATAAGCAGCTGAATAAACAATTATCCAAATTTCATCTTCTGCTTTGTTAATTCGATCTCCAGTTACCTCTTCCGCATATATCAAGCGTTTGCTGGAATAGTTAGACGCATTTTTATCATTTTTATGAACATAATATTCAAGAGTTATTTTTGGAAAAGGCAACCTAATTGACTCTCCTTTTATTCCTTTCTTTGAATCATCAAAAATACAACCATTGTCTTGCATTGAAAAATGAACAGCTTCTTTTATGTTATTTAAAAACTTTTGTTTAATAAATACATCGTCACCCTTCATATCATGGTTTAACATATATTCATGAAGTCCTTTTTCGGCCTGAGCTGCATAGTTCTTAGCGGTAATCATGTCAGTCCCTCATTCCATATTCTTCTACATTGTCACCCATTGCTAATCGGCAACCCATAGGACCCAAATCGCAGTTTGGGTATGATGGGCAAGCTACATGGGAATAACCATTGCCGCCATAGTCTACGCCAGACTTCTTTTTACGAGCTTTTTTAATATTCGTTTCAACCAAATAAACTTTGCTTTGCTCTTTTTGAAAATCAATATTTAAAACCTGGCGTTCCAATGGATCAGTTTGCATAATTTTTTTATTTAATTTTTTGATTGCAGAGTCTTCATCTTTAGCCTCCACTTCAAATATCAAATAACTGGTTTCTTGCGCCATAATATGTAGCTCGTATCTATTCATTTGGCCAGCTCCTGAATCCTTTCAGCAAGTACTACGCCCAAATCTTTACCTTTAACGGCAATCATCTGGGCCTCTTCGCAGTCATAGATTACTTTGGCCGCATCTGTTATGCCTTTGTTATAACCTGATGTGTATACATCCGTGCCATCGACCAGCATTCCAATGGCATTACGAATTAACTCAGATGCTTTACGATCTTTAGCAAAGCCTTTCAGCTTTGCGTGATGATCTTCTGGCAAATACACTGAGTATGGTATTAGTTTTTTTGTATCCATGCTGAGTATTCTTTTCTTATTTTATCTAACAGTATTTGTGCTTCACGATTGGTTTTAAGTTCAGACCTAGATTGGATGTCAAGGTAGCTACGCAACCACTCCGTAGCCTCCTCTTCATCTTCATCAATAATGCGGTCATCGTGGTGCAAAAACTTCCAAAATTTGGGCTCACGGCATAACCAGCCAGCGATACGAATAGCTTTATCACCCGCATACATTTCAGCGCTGATAGGCTGTTCGTTATCGCCAATCCTGACCATGACTACTTGATACCGTGCCCCGACAAAATCCCTAATTAATTCATCAGGAATATCGTCAGGATGCATGGATAGAGTCAGTACATAGCCAGTCTTGTCTTGCTTGAGACCAACCTTGACTCCCTCAAAATTTAAGGTCTGCAATTTGTTTCTCCAGATATTTGATAACAAATTTCCATTTATCAATTTCTTCATAACGCTGAACGCAAATGCGAGCCAGTTCTTCATTCTCCATTCGCAGAACACTGATCTCTAACTCTTGTTTGCTGGCTACCTCTTCCCAATGAACAGTTTTACGTTCTTCTATCATGCGTTGAATATTTTCTTCGTGGGCTTTAAAAGCAGCTGCAGCTTCTTGATTTGTTGCAACTTTTGGCGGTCTGCCACGTTTCTTAATTAAATTCATCATTATTCCCATGGATTTTTAGCTTTGGTACCTTCTGGCGCTTCATATGGCTCAGAAGCTTTTAAAGACAAATATTCCAAGCCATTTTTTGAAGTGTTTGTCCAGGCCGCAATAGAAATCTTCACTAACGGACCATTGGCTTTATTCATCTGTTCAATGATAAAAGTTTTGTCAATATGAAGATCTCCACGCATATCTGGTTGGCTACCTGATTTGTTTGTGTTCTGAAACATTGCACCAGAGTTTGGTTTTTGCTCGTAAGTCATTATTAATCCTTTTTAAATGAGTTTTTAACTTCTGTAAATTTGACCATCATATTCGCAAAGAATACTGGGTCGGCTGCTTTAACGGTATCAAATAGAACTTTGTTCTTTTTAAATATCGTCATAACATCGGCATCGCTAGAACATAAATCTAACAACATATAGGATGAGTTACGGACTAACTCAAGCCAATCCGCTTTTTCTCCTTCAGGAGGTGGATCGATCACTATTTGAAATTCTCCATGCTTGCCTGCAATTTTTGCAGGAGTAAACTGCACAGGAGCAATCGCAGGCTGTGGCTTAGGAGTGTGTACGGGCTTTGATGGCTCATCATCGCTTGGAATATCCTCGCCCGCATAGATGTACAGGCCAATGCCGAAGCAGGCAATACACTTTGTCAAGCAGCGCATCTGTGCATCCGAAATTCTGCGTGAGTCAGGTTGGCGCACGGCATTGTTACGATTGTCCATTACAGGTAATTGCATTTCCATAGTCTTGCCAAAAGCATAAACTTTGCAGCTAACCATCATGGTTTCGTTGTATTCTACTGGTATACCAAATACCCATGTAGCGGTAGGGTCATTCGTGAGAAGCTGATCAACGGCCCATGCCCATGACAGATAAGTAAGGTTACCCTTCTTTTCGGTATGTTCATTGACATTAATCTTTTTTAATTCTGCGTATGTTTTCATATTGAGTTATCCAAAACAGTGTGAGTGAGAGCGCAAGCAAGATCATAAACCTCTTGAGCTATCTCTTTATAGTTAGCAGGGGTGATATCAATTAACTCATCCTTGCCGTAGGTAACCTTATGATTGCTTGCCAGGGCAACCATAAAGTCATAAATCATTTCTTGACGGGTTTTCATGCTTTTTCTCGCCAATTGAG